ACTCGAGAGTAAACCCTTCACGTAAACCCGAAAATACTCCCAAAGTGTGCCTAATTATGCACCAGTAGTACGCATTGACTCCTTTCTTTCTTTTTGCGCTATGTAATCTGCGAATTCTTCAGAATACCCACTTGCAATTACGTCAGGGTCATCTGGAGTGAGACCCCCAGTGAGTGCATCTTCGAATACTTCTTCATTAGTGAAGCCTTCCATTATTTGTTTTGTCTTCATTTTCCTTCTCCTTAAGCACTTTGATTAGCTCATCTTGCTTAGCGATCACTTGATCTTTTATTTCGTGTGTCTTGGTTAACATTTTCACTGTTTCTGTTAACTCTTGAATTTGATCCTCAAGGCCGTCAACCACTTCTGTAATGTCATGAATGGCAGTCATTCAAATCACCTCCTTTCAGGCTAAAAAAAAAAACGGCAGCGCCCCACCCCAAAAGGAGCAGGACGCAGCCAAAGCGTTAGCCGCCGAACACGACAGGAGCGGCAGGCGCAGGCGAGACCGGGCCGAAAGGCTCAGACGAGACCGCACAGAAGAAGCCCGGAAGCACCTCCGGAGGACGACCATCACGCCGAGGACCACCCGGAGCGCCGCCCAAGAAGAACAACGCCCCCGAAGAAGCCGAAGCGAAAGCCGCCGCCTCCAAAGCCGCAAAGAACCGAGCAGCCTCACCCGGAGCAAAACCACGGTCAAGACAACGCACCGAGCCAGAAAGACCCGACACAGGGCAAGACCACGGCACCGACACCGAGGCACCCCCACCCGAAGCCGCCGAGACCACAGGCGAACCCAGCAACACCGCACCCGGGAGGGCGGGACGGAACGCAGAAGCCGAGACAGGAGCCGAACCAACCTTCAAAGAGAACGAGGAAGGAACGCCACCAGCCAAAGCAGAACCAGCGACAACGGAGAGAGAAGAAGAAAAAGCCATGAGAAACCTCCAACACAGCAAGAAAGGGCAAAAGCGCCCAAGGGAAACCAGACAACCCGGCAACCCAGGAGGCCACGCGGAAGGGAGGACCGCGAAGCCACCAAGACAGCCGAAAAGACCCCGCCCACCCGAAGGCAGGCGAGGCAAGGCAGGGAGAAACCTAACGCCAGAAGAAGCGACACAACGCCCAAGCGTCACGCACCGAAAGCACAGACACAGGAGCAACGCCACCCCAGACAGACAACGACCCACCGCACCAGACAGCACGGAGAGAACCACAAGCCCGACCGAAAGGAGAAAGAACCCAGACGGACAGGAGAACGCGAGAAAAGAAAGAAGACACAGCAACCTCCAAAACAAGAAGACGGGAAAGCGCCCGACACGCAACGGGGGGAACCCGAACGAAGAGAGGGTACCCACACCCCCTCTACATCTTTTTTAGACACAAAGAAAAGTCTTATTAAACACACCCTTATAGGAAAATTAAGAGGACTCCTACAATGAACAACAAACGTAAGCTAGAACTAGCTAAAGAATTACAAAAACGTAAACAATTACAAGCATATAAGGACGACTTCGCACTATTTTCCGAAGAACAGATAAGAATTATTACGAAGAATGCAGCCCAAGGGTTCGTTCCTTTCAAGTTCAACGAAGCTCAGACTATTATTAATAGTAAACTTGAGGCACAGCTAGAAGAAACTGGAAAAGTTAGAGCAATTGTACTCAAAGCGAGGCAGCAAGGCATATCTACTTATTGCGCCGCTAGAGTTTTTTGGAAGACATTCTTCACCCCTTATACTAGGTCAGTGGTTATGGCACATGATAGTGCTACCAGTGATGCTCTTTTTAATATGTCGCGTAATATTATCGATAATATGGAGGAGCCACCCGCGCTAAACAAGTCTAATGCCAAAGAAATCTTATTTGAACATAACAAAAGTGGTTACAGATTGTATACGGCAGGTGCTAAAGAAGCAGGACGAGGAACTACCCCCACCATTGCACACTTATCAGAGGTTGGCTTCTGGCAGTTTGATGAACAGATACTTGCTGGACTCTTCCAAGGTATCTCACAAGAGGTGGGAACAGAGGTAATCCTGGAAAGCACTGCAAATGGTGCTTCAGGAGAGTTTTATCGTCTATATCAAGGAGCAATGCGCGGAGAAAATGAATACATACCTATCTTTCTACCTTGGTTTATTACCCCTGAGTACCGTAGAATGGCTCCTAAAGAAATCGAACTCACAGAAGAGGAAGAATCTCTAAAGGAACAATATGAATTAGACAACGATCAGCTGTATTGGCGTAGACTTAAGATAGGAGAATCAGGGGAGCGTAAATTTAAGCAAGAATACCCTAGCAGTCCTGAAGAAGCTTTTTTAGTCACTGGGAATAGTGTATTTGATCAAGAAAAAGTAAACAATATACAAGTACACGCTCCAGATTATATCCGACAATTTGACGAAAACAGTAATTACTTCGAAGATGCTAGGGAAGGCCACTTAGAACTATGGGTTCCACCTAGATTTGAAGATCGTTTTATTATCGGTGCAGATGTCTCACTAGGAGTAGGCCAAGACTATAGCGCTGCAGTAGTAATGAACAAAGAAAGACAAATTTGTGCGCTTTTTAGGGATAATTTTATGGATCCTAGCAATTTTGGCGATATTCTTTTCTATCTAGGTAGATATTTTAACAATGCGCTCCTAGCAGTAGAAAGTAATAGCCTAGGTATAGCTACACTTAATAGACTTAAACAAATGAATTACGTTAACTTATACTATCAGACTAAAGCGGCGAGTCTTCTTGACGATGAAGGCGGCAAACCCGGTTTTAGGACTACGGTCTCTACTAAGCCTATGATAATAGGAAACCTTAAGCGAGCGATTGAAGAAGACGATATAGAAATTAATAGTGACGTAATAGTTCAAGAGCTACGCACATATGTTTCAGCCGATAATGGTTCTACAAACGCCCTTGCAGGGAACTTTGATGACACTGTTATGGCACTAGCTATAGCGTTTGAAGCATATCGAACACATCAACATCGTTTAACAGATGATAAAGTATCATGGCGAGAAAAAGTAGGCTCGTTCGAACAGGAGAATACACAATGGCTATAAGAGGTGATCCAGATCATCCCGGATTAAAAAACCTAGTGTCTATTAAAGACTCTGAAATGGCAGACGAGTGGCGAAAGCGTGGTCTTGAAGTAAGAAAAAAGAATAAAGAAAAAAGAGAACTAGCTAAGCAGACTATTGTCGCTATGAAAGAGCTAGGAGATGAGGCACCAGACGCTATACACGCACTTAACTATGTGTTAGTACAAGCTATGGAAGAGGGAGACACTGATCAGATTATAAAGGTTGCTAGTATACTCGCTGAGTATCAACAACCAAAACTATCTCGTCAAGATGTAACACAAACAAACCTAGATGCCTCTGATTTGACGGACGAAGAGTTAGAAGAGGAGTTAAGCAAACTTACTCTACAGTAAACTACCGTTGTCCTCACCTAGTCAGGGCTGCTAGGGGTAGGTAAAGCCCAACTTATGAGAAAAAAATATTTCGATTTTAAAAGAATAAAACGAAAACTTAAGTACAAGAGTCCAATAATAGGGCATTACACGGAGGCAGAATGGAACGAGATACAAGCAAAACGTGTTGTTGCGACACCACAACCGATGCCGAAACCAAAGCCTGCACCTGTGGAACCCAAGAAGAAGGTTATGAGGAGGCCACGTATCCGATGATAGAATCAATTATAAGAACAGCACTTATTAAGCACGCTGAAGGTAATATTGAATTACATAAAGCTAATATTGAAGTATATCTTACTAATCCAGCTGGAATTGGAGAGCATTCAGATATAATGGAAGCTATACAAGCTGAACTAGATAAAATGACAGTACATATTGATAGGCTAGAAGCACTAGAGACTTATTTTTAATGTCGGTAGAAACTTTTCTTAAATGGAAAATACTGCCACGACTTATGATGCTAGCTAGTACTGTTATGAGTTGGAGATGTGCAGAGTGGTTTATGGCTTTGCCAACGCCTACAGCTTCGCAATCTGCTTTCGTGTCGGTTGTCATGGGAGTCATGACAGGCGTGTTCGGAATTTGGATGGGCCACGAACATAAAGGAGAGACACATGCCGCCACGCAACCACAAAAAGTGGACACAAAAACCTAAAGTAGAATATATAAACTCTAAAATATACTCGGACTGGAATTTATACAGTCAAGAACTAGAGAATATTTTTTCTAAAGTATGGGTTCCAGTGTGCCATGAGTCAGAGCTTATTAACACGGATTGGTATAGAACTTCAACTATAGCACATACGCCTATTGCAGTTATAAAAACTAAAGATGGTATAAGTGCATACAAGAATAGCGGATTACAAGGAGTTGCAGGACCAGTAATAAATATTAATGGGGATCGACTGCATAGTCAAGTAGGCTATGGTGGTATGGTGTGGGTAACACTAGACGATAACCCTACTCAATCGTTAGACGAGTGGCTAGGTGGCGCATTTGATTGTATCATAGATGCTATCGACACTGAACCACTAGAAGTATTTCATTACCATAAGGCAATAATAGACACTAACTACAAGCTATGGCACGACACTAATTCAGAGTTTTATCACGACTTCATGCATTACTTTAATCGTGTATCGGGGTTTAACGATGAATACTTTGCCAGAAAAAATATACCGTTCGATAACGGACATGTCAACGTCAGCAGCTTTACGGTTAACTACGAAGAATACGATGGCTTTGCGGATAGAGGAGAGCTTAGTTTCCCTAACCTCCCACCCAATCAATGGTATATGGTGGATTTATTTCCCGGATATAATTTTAATCTTCGGGGTAGCGCTTATAGAAGCGATAGTGTTACACCTCTTGGTCCAAACAAAGTTCTTATTGAGTTTCGTGGATACGGCCTTAAGTCAGATTCTACGGAAGATAGGCAAACAAGAATCAAACACCACAATAGTATATGGGGACCATTCGGTAGAAATCTACATGAAGACCTTATAGGTGTTGCAGGTCAAGGCACAACTATGCGAGAAGGAACTGAAAACAGAAACATATTACACGGTCGTCATGAAAACTACACCATTCACGATGAGGTAGGTATGAGGCACTATTATCAGGAGTGGGGAAAATGGATGGGGATAAATCCAGCGAAAGCAGCGTAAAACCATTATGGAAAGTTGGCGAGAATAGTTTTGAACTTGTACTTCGCATATTAGGAAATGAATTCGTAGCTATTAAAATAGGTAGTACAAACTTTAGCGGTAAACTAATTGCAGGCGGCGTGTTACTACTTTTCTTTACTTTTATGCTTATGGAAGTGTTTGGGTTGTCTAGAATTTTAGGAGTTGAGTAATGCCTAAAGTTAATGAAAACACAGAAGTTGCACTCCCTTTAAAAAACATGATTAGCCTTATAGCAGCAGCTAGTATTGCTACATGGGCATACTTTGGAATTATAGAGCGTCTTAATAAAATAGAAACTAACGTTACTATGATGGACGCAGATGTAGGCCAAAATACAGAGTTTAGAATAAAGTGGCCTAGAGGTGAAATGGGTGTATTACCTGCAGATAGTGAGCAGTATATGTTAATAGAGCATATTACAGGTGAGCTAGAAAAACTACAAACAGATATTGAAAGTGGTAAAGCTCCATATGATCAACAACAAAAACTTACATTAGAGTTTTATGAAAAGCGAATAACTAATTTAGAATCACACATTGAAACTATGAGACATAATGGAGCTAAGTAATGGTAGAGACTCTTTTTGTTTTATTTTTAACGCTCGGTGGTGAAGCTAAAGAATGGACACCACACTTTAAACTATCAGATTGTCTTGCTGTAAAACGTAGAATTGATAGAAACGTAGGATCAGGACATTTGTATAGCTGTAAAAAAGAGAAAGTGTCTTTAAAACAAGAAGGCGATAAATACATTATTGTAGACTTTGTGGAGGAGTAAATGACAATTGAAATTGCAGGTGAAACTTTTAGTGGTTTGAATAAACCTAAGGCAACACCTAACCATGGAACAAAGTCTCATGCAGTAGCTGTAAGAGGTCCAAACGGTAAACCAAAACTTATTCGATTTGGTGCTAAAGGCGCTAAAGGAAGTCCTGATGGCACACCTCGAAATAAAGCTTGGAAAGCTCGCCATAAAGCAAATATTGATAAAGGTCCAATGAGCGCAGCTTACTGGGCTAATAAAGTTAAGTGGTAAGTCCTTGCATTAAGGTTTGTACTCTAGATAAGACAAACACTTATTGCATAGGCTGTAATAGGACATTACAAGAAATAAGAGACGCATACATAAACCCAGGAGCGGTAAATGAAAGTAGGAAGATATCAGCAGGTAAAACCCGTAGCGCCTCCCAAAAAAACAACAGAGCGTAAAACGCCTTTGTCACAACCGGGATCTAAAAGCTATAATCAAAAGGTTATGGAAAATAGTAAAACTTTTTATAGTGGAACAGGCGGTAAATTATAATGGCTAATCGATATAAAGAAGCTGTTAGCGATGAACAATTAATTAATATTATTGAAACAGGAATTAGTAATGCTACAGGCGATTGGCTAAACAGTAGCGATCTTACTAGAGAAAGGCTTAAAGCAACTTATGAATACGCAGGTGTGGCACAAGAACACTTAACACCGCAAGGCGTATCTAGTATTGTTGATACTTCTACAACAGAAGTAGTTGAAGCTTATACAGCAGTATTATCAGATTTATTTCTTAGTAATAATAAAATCGCACGTTTTTTACCTTATGATGACAGTCCCGGCGCATTTAAAGCCGCTAAAGACGCAAGTAATTTAGTTAATTATTGTGTATTTAAAAAGAATAAAGGTTGGGAAATATTACAAACTTGGATGAAGTCTTCTTTACTTTGGAAAAACGCTGTTATCCGTTGGGATTACATTGAAGACTTTGACTATGTAATGGAAGAATACGAAGAAATTGATGAAGCTAAACTTGACGAAATACTTGCAGATGAAAATTTAGAAATCGTTGGCGAGCTAACGCTCAATCCAGTATCAGAAATAATTTCGTATGTAGACGTAAGACTCCGAAAACGTATTGACAAAAGCAGAATTAAACTAGAAGTGATTCCACCAGAATCATTTAGGATTTCAAATGAAGCAAAAGATATTGAAGACGCTGTATTCGTTGGGATACAGTCAGACATGTCTCGCTCGGATATTAGGAAATATTACCCAGAGTGTGGAGAAAGTATTACAGAAGATGAATGGAATCGTCTTAACAGTAAAGAAGATTGGATTGGCAGTGGTAAATACAGTCAAGACGTGGCTGCTAGAAAAGAAGTTACAGGTCAAAGCTATTGGCAAGGCTACGAAGGTAAAGGCTCTAGCTATGCTGAAGCTAACCAAGAAGTAACATTAACAGAATCTTGGATTCGAGTAGATAGAGACGGAGACGGTATTGCAGAATTAAAACATTTAATTACTGTAGATCATCATATTCTTTATGAAGAAGATGTAGAGTTTGTACCGCTTGCTTCTATTGTACCTATAGATATTCCGCACGAATTCTTTGGTTTGTCTATGGCAGACTTCACTCGTAGTTCTACTTTAGCAAGTACAGCTATTCTTCGTGGATTTGTAGAAAATACTTATCTTACTAACTATAGTCCAAAGCTAGCTGATCCAAATGTAGTAGATTTTAGTGCGCTACAAAATATGAAGCCTAAACAGATTATTCCTACTAATGGTAATCCTACGGCTGCAGTAGCTCCATTATCTCCAGAAACAATTTCTACAGGTACTGTACCGCTTCTCGAACATTTACAAACGATTAAAGAGCAAGCAACAGGAATGTCTAAGGCCGCGCAAGGACTTAATGATACGCTTTATGTATCAGGTAACTCTGAGCAAAAACTTAGCGCTGTACAATCAGCAGCACAAAAACGAATCCAGCATATCGCGCGTAGATTTGCGGAAACTGGATTTAAGCGGTTAATCGAAGGCATTTATAGAACTATGTATGTTAATATGAAAGGTAAACAAACGTTTGCATTAGATGGTGTATACGGTTCTATTAATATGTCAGAATTGCCTAGTGCTATGGATGTAGAAATTTTCTTAGATATAGGTGAAAATTCAAATGCAACTTTAATTAATAAGCTTTCTAAAGTTGGTGCTGAAATATTACCAAGCCTTAATCAACAAGGCGCAGGTATGATTATTAAACCAGAAGCACCTGCAGTACTAGCCACAAAATTAATAGAGGCTATGAATATTGATAGTAATGATTTTCTTGAAGATTATACTACAGAGGAGTTTAAACAAAAAGCAACTAAAGCTATTGAAGAGCAATCTAAAGCTGCTCAAGCTAAACAACAAGTTGAACAACGAAAACAAGAAGCAGATGCTGCACTAGCAGAAGCAAATGTATCGTATACTAATGCCCAAAGTAAAAATACAATGGACGATAACTCTAAACAATTAGCAGTGTCTATTGATAAGCATTTTCAAGAATGGGCTGACCTCACTATTAAGGCTGTTAAAGAAGGTGCTGAATTACCAGAGCATCCAGGATTTGACCAAGTGCTTATGATGGCTCGTCAAATAATCCAGCCACAACAAAAGATGGCTCAACAGCAGCCACAACAGGAGATAAATTAAAATGGCAACAGTAACACTAACTGCTGCTGGCGTAGGCGGTACTCAATCAGGTACTGTAACTACAGCTGGTGGTTCAGGCGGCGGTATTATTATGGTAACAAATGATAGTGATGCAACCGTAACATTTGATGTAGCAACAGCAGGTTCAACAGTATTATCGAATCAAGTAGTTGCAGCTAAAGATTACAAAATTGTATCAGGGCTTAATAACGGCGCTCAAACACTTGTTAACGTAAGTACCTCACATGGTACTGCTGCGCAAAATGCTGAAGTTATTTATAATACATTAGTAACATAATACAATGGACAAGTATCGACAGACAGCTGAGAAGAGGCTGGGTAACGACAAGTCATATGGAAATCATAAAATTCATCCCGAAGAATTAGCGCGAAGAGCGCACGTTAAAGGCCACTTTGCAGCCAAAGAACGGGATGAATTTTTTGACGAGGTATATGGTGAAGTCTTAGTAGATTTCTTTGTTGAGTGGCTTAAAACAGATCCACACGAAACTAAAACTCGAGAGTTTCTCTACTCTTCTGCAATGGCATTAGGAAGTGTTAAACAGAAAATGACAAACTTTGAGATGTACGGTAAGAACGTGCCACACCTTATGGAGGACAATAATGAAGGAAATTGATTATAATGCACTGATAAATAATTGTGATGTAATGATTAACACGCTTGAGTATGACTCGATGCGAAGTGCAGGTAAATGTAAACTTAATGCTGATACTCTTATTAATTTACACAATTTAAAAGAAAAGTATCTTAAATTAGTTACGCCAACTCCTAATAAGAAGGAGGCGAAATAAATGAATAACCCAGAAGCACAAACAGACTCTACCCAATTGGATGATTCTGCGCCAACGGACACTAGTCAAACTGAAGAGGCTTTGCTGGCTGACATTATACGAAACTCTGATTTCGTTGATACTCTACCCGATGAGCAAGTACCACAGTTAGACGCGGAAGACCCTGATGAAGAAGACCCAGATACATCAGAAGAAACCGATAACGTAGATGATGAAGAAGAAGTCGAAACAGAAGAAGAAGAAACAACAGATGCGGATGATGAGTCTACCCAAGAAGCTGATGTATACGCTCCTGATGATCTCGATTTGGAAGCACAAGTACTCGTTAAAATTGATGGCGAGGAAGTTGCAGTTTCCTTTAGTGATCTTATAAAAGGTTACTCTACTGAACAACATCTTTCTAACAAGGGTCGTGAACTTGGTGATGCAAGAAAACAAATGGAAGAAGAATATGAGAACAAAGTCGGTGAAATAAACGGCATGGCTCAAGCTTCAGCTGAAATTCTGTATAATGCAGAACAACAGTTTTCCAAAGAATACCATGATCTCGAAGCAGCTGTTAAAAAAGCTCGCGATGAAGGTGACACCTATGAAGTAAATGAACTTAAAGATAAACGAGAGTTAGCCCAACAAAATTATTGGGAAGCACGTAATAAACGTGAAGCTTTAGTTGAAGGAGTTCAAAAACAAGCGGAAGAACAACAAACAAAAGTATGGCAACAACAACTAGAATATTTTAATGAAACTATTCCTAGTATGATTCCTGACTTTGATCAAGACACAGCAATGGCAATTAGAGAATTTGCAATAAGCGAAGGAATTGCTGCTGAAATACTTGACACTATTGCAGATCCTGTAATAGTAAAATTTGTTGACGATTATAGACGCTTAAAACAAGGTGTATCTAAAGGCGCAGCTAAACGTAAAAGCACAGCAGTGAAAAAAGCGCCTATTCGAAAAGCAAAAACTCGTACTCAAAAAGAAGTTGACGCAAAAGAACAACTTAGACAACGAGCGCTTAGCGAAGATTCAACGCAAGAAGATCAAATGGCATTTCTTAGAGGTCTTGCAGAACGCTCTTTAAATATGTAAATACCTTGGAGGTAATACAAAATGGCTAATAATCTTGGCGTACGCGGAACAGGCGGTCCTGCTGGACCAGCTCGCGGCACTGGCAAAGATGTCTCACAACGTGAGGATCTTGCAAACTTTATCACGATGATTACTCGTGATGAAACCCCTTTTACTTCTTCTATCGGAAAATCAAAAGCTACAGCTATCTACCATGAGTGGCAGACAGATGTACTAGAGGCTCCGGGTAACTCTCGCATTGGCGAAGGTACTGACTTTATTGCTCCAACTGCTGACGGTTCTGGCGGTACAGGTGCAACACCTGCAACAGGTGCTAAGTTTGCTATCTCTGGTCCTAACCGTACACGCTTGGGTAACTATACTCAAATTAACGGTAAGACAATTGCTGTATCAGGCACACGCCGTGCAGTAGACCAAGCTGGTGTAGCAGACGAATATGCTTATCAACTTAAAAAGCGCGGTACTGAACTACGCCGTGACGTAGAATTCGATATGATTCATTCATATAACGTTTCTAACGCTGTTGGCGCACAAAATGCTAACGCACGTTCAGCTGGTGGATATCAAGCTTTTATTAACTCAGCAACTACTTGTAATTATGTAGGTCAGTTCGAAGCTCCTTCAGCTTCTAGCTCTAATGCTGGTACAGATGCAGACGGTACTGCTACTGTACGTGGTTCAATTAACGGTGGTACAACTGCTCCTACTCGTGGAACTCTAGCACTAACAGATATTGACGCTGTTATGCAAAAGATTTATGAGCAAGGCGGTAAGGCAACTAAAGTTATGTTGTCACCAAAACTTCGCCGTGATTTTTCAGACCTAATGGTCTCAGATACTGGTGTTGTACGTAATATTGACGAAAAAGGTAAACTTCGTCAGTCAGTAGACGTATACATGTCAGACTTCGGTGACGTTATGGTAGTTCCAAACTATATTATGGGTCTATCTAACGAGCATTTCTTTAAAGGAGATAACGGTTCTGCATTCTCAGGTGCAGGTAAAGTAGACGTAGCAGACTTTGCTGCGCTTATCTACGATCCAATGTGGTTCGCAACTGCTTACTTACGTCCTTTGCAAGAAGTAGACGTAGGCCAGCAAGGTGATTCAACCAAAGGAATGATGGTTGAAGAATGTACTCTCGAAGTACGTAATCCTCTTGGTTGTGGTGCTATCTACGGCTTAAGCTAAGCTAATTAGGAGGGAAGGCTTACGAGCTTTCCCTCTTTTTATTATAGGAGATAGTAATGACAAAGCCTCAAATTATTAAAATACCAGAAGGACCACGAAATAAAGAACTTATGTTTGATCGTGGAGCTAATGTAGGTAGTAAAGCAGGTGTTAATAAAGGAAAAAGAACACCTTATGCACCAACAGGCTCTGGCGGTGGAAATAATTATAAAGCTGGCGGTGGTAAAATTTCAAAGTACTATTCAGCTGGCGGTACTGTAATTACAGGGAGAGACTAATGCCAATCGTAATTAAAAATTTAGAAACAGGCGAAGTAACTCAACCCGGTAAAAAGAAAAAATACAAAGGTCCATTACCTAAATCTAAACCACCTAGACATGCTCGGCCTAATCATCCAATGAATACTGAAAAAACTACTGGTCTTAAAGAAGATGCTGAGTATAAAAGTATTGGTGGCATGGTTTATAAAGGGAGATAATAATGGCACGCGAAGACGGAATGGGCGGTAATAACCCAAAACAAGAAACAATGACTACAGAAGAAATGGAATTTGCCTTACAAAAATTAATGGATCGTCAAGAACTTTCTACTGTTGGCAAGATACAAAGTTTTTTAGGTACGCCACCTCTTTCTGATGGAACATTAGATGGTACAGAACAACCTCTTCCGGGCAATATAATTTTAAAAGATTTTCCTGAATCTCGAAAATATGATATTGATGTTCCACCTAAAATAGTGTTTGATCCTGACCATAATCGTAATACTGGGTATGGTCCTAAAGGAAATATATTTCCGGGAAGTGCTGCAGAAAGATCTGCATTAGATTCTATTTACGGAGGAACAGGAAGTGCTAACGCCCTTGCTAGAGCTGCAGAAGGCGAAACTGAAGTATCAAGCCTTGGTAGAGCAAGATTAAAAGAAGAAAAAAGAAAAAGATTATCGGGTTTAGATAAACCTGAACAAAAGGTTTATAGAACTTTTGGTGAATTTATAGGAAAATAGGAGATAAGTAAATGCTAGTTATTCAACTTGCTAATGGGAATACTTACCCAGCAGACAGATGCACATACCGTGTTGATGAGGCAACAAATAAAATTACACATTTTGATCCTAATGCTGTAACAGTAGCAGTAGGAAGTGCGCCTACAGTAGTAGGTTCTACAGGCGCACGATTAGGCTATATTAAGGCTGGACGTTTTGCTCCGTATACGCAAACACCATAATTAAGTGAGAGGACATCATGGCAAAAGAAAACGAATTTAAATTCCGTAGTAGCACTGTGGAAGCCACAAAAGATATTCATGCTGGTTTTGATCTTCAATCAGGAGATTGGGAAGCTAAGCAAGACATTACACAATATAAAGAAGCAGCAAAGTTACAAAGGGAAAGAGAAGCGTATTATGGACGTTCAAAAGGTAATTATAGAAAGATGGCAACAATACCTGATATTGTAGCAATTAAAATATTGCAAGATCACCATCTTGATTTACATGACCCTAACTTTATGCAAGATTCAAATAATCTTAAAAAATTAAAAACTATATTGATGTCTGAATACTCTGATTTGGTAGTCAATACTTAATTAGGAGGCCTAGTATGGCATTAACATACACAGAACTTGTTGCATTAGTGCGAGACTGGTCTAACAAAGATGCTACAGTTCTTTCAGATGCAAGAATACAAGATTGTTTACGCTATGCAGCAGATAAATCTTATCGTAAGCTAAGAGTAAGCGCACTTGAAAATACAATAACTTACAACTCAACGGATTTAATAGCAGCTACAACTGCAGGTAATAATTTAGTTCCTAGTAAAACAGAAATCGTATTACCTTCAGACCTTATTGAATTTATCGAAATAAGAGAAATTGATGCTAATGCACAAACTACTAGAGTTTTTAACGAAAAAACAGATTTAAGAACTTTTAACGATTGGACAGCAAGTAAATATAATTATAATGCTTATTGGGCAAGACAAGGAACTAAAGTTATTTTATCTCCAGGATTTAATGATGGGTCTTCTCAATCGGTACCTGATAAAGTAGAAATACATTATTACAGGCGCTTACCTGCATTAAACGCATTATATAATGTAACCCCTGCTAATTATGCAGCTGGATTTTTAACTACAACAGGCGGTGTTAATTATCTTTTCTTTACAACAACTGGTGGTGCAACAAATACTGGCACAGCTTATGCAAGTCAAACAGCTTCTATTGCAGCAGCTACAGGTAATATAACTGCTCAAGTTAACGGTGCTGTTTCTAATAGTGTAAATATAACAAATGATAATCGATCAGGAACAGTTGTTGTTGGTCAAGAATTATCAGGTACAGGAGTTGTAGTTAACGGAACAACTGGCGCTCCTCCTAAAGTAACTAATGTAAGTAATCAAAATAGTATAACAGTAGATACTGCACAAACATTAGCAGATAATACAAATATTACATTTTCAAATACAACAGCAGTAAAATATGTTGGTACATTAGTATATAACTGGTTAAGAGACGATAATGAGCGTATTGTTTTAATGGGTGCTTTAGCAGAAGCTTTTGCTTATCTTCAAGACGATGATCAAGCACAAAAATATTTAGCTATGTTTGTGTCTGAAATAGATGAGCTTAATGATGAAGACAATAAACGTAACGCTTCTGGCGGTAACTTACAAATGAGCTATAGTGCAGGAGGGTTAATCTAATGGCAACTCCAGCAAATCCAGATACCCTTAATACAGTAGGAGCAACAGATGATGCTTCTAAAGGTGGATTATTTAACTCAGGAAGTAACACTGTATTAACTACGCTTGATGCAAACATTGCTGCTAATGTTGGATTAGCACAAACTGCAGCAACTGATGCAGCAACTTCGGCTACTGCAGCAGCAACTTCCGCTGCAACAGCAACAACTCAAGCAACTTCAGCTACTACTTCAGCAACTTCAGCTACTAATTCAGCAACCTCGGCTACTAATTCAGCAACTTCAGCTACTAATTCAGCAACCTCGGCTACTAATTCAGCAACCTCGGCTACTAATTCAGCTGCAACAGCAACAACTCAAGCAGCATTAGCTACTACAAATGGTGCTGCTCAAGTAACTTTAGCAACTGCGCAAGTTGCTCTTGCAACAACGCAAGCAACAAATGCAAGTAATTCTGCAAGTTCTGCACTAGCAAGTAAAAATTCTGCTGAAGCTGCTTTTGATAGTTTTGACGATAGATATTTAGGAGCAAAGTCTAGCGATCCATCAGTAGATAATGATGGTAATGCTCTTCTTACTGGTGCTTTATATTTTGATTCATCAAACAATACTATGAAAGTATGGACAGGGTCGGCTTGGGTAGCTGCGTATGTTAGTGGAAGTGGTTTTGCAGCATTATCAGGCGCTGCTTTTACAGGTAATATTAGCGCACCTAAGTATTCAGGTACAATAGCTTCAGCTAGCGGTAATCTTATTGCAGATCCTGCTACTCAAATATTTGAAGTAAAAGGTGATGGTTCTTCTGTTGAAGGTCAAATACAACTTAACTGTCATGCTAATTCACATGGACAAATAATTAAAGCGCAACCGCACAGTACAAGTACAACAAATACAATGTTGTTACCACAAGGCGCAAACTCTACATTAGTAAGTTTAGTGTCTACTGATACTCTTACAAATAAAACTTTAACTAGTCCTACGCTTACAAGCCCTACTATTAATGGCGGTACTTTAAATAGCGTAACTGCAAGCACACAAACAGCAGGAACTAATAACACAACACTTGCAACAACAGCCTTTGCAGTAACAGAAGCAAATAATGCAGCGGTAGCTATGGCTATTGCACTAGGATAATGGGAGATAACTATGGCTAATGCTTTTAAAAGCAAAACCGATAAAGAGATCGGTACAAGTACAGCGACAGTATACACTTGTCCTAGCAGTACACAAACAACAATTATCGGACTTACTGTTGCAAATAGACACACAGCACAAATAGTAATAGATGTAGAGTTAGATGCCTCTAGCAGAACAGCGGGAGCGCAAGATAAAGTGTTTATTATTAAAGATGCACCGATTCCAGTAGGCTCTAGCCTAATAGTAGTAGGTGGTGAACAAAAAGTAGTAATGGAACCCGGAGATGGTTTAGAAGTTACAAGTGACACTGCCGCATCCGCAGATGTGATTGCATCAATTTTAGAAATCACATAGGAGATTTTAATGCCCTATATTGGAAAAGATGTTGAAAACACATTTCTTGTAGCTGCAGATGATCTTACTGTTACTGGAAATATAACTGTATCAGGTACTGTAGATGGTAGAGATGTAGCAGCAGATGGTACAAAATTAAACACTATAGAAACTAATGCTACAGCAGATCAAACAGCTGCTGAAATTCGTGCTTTAGTTGAAAGTGCAACTGATAGTAATGTATTTACAGATGCTGATCATACTAAATTAAATGGAATTGAAGCATCAGCTACAGCAGATCAAACAGCTGCTGAAATACGGGCTTTGGTTGAGAGTGCAACAGATAGTAATGTGTTTACTGATGCAGATCATACTAAATTAAATGGAATTGAAACAGCTGCAGATGTAACAGATACCGCTAATGTTGTTTCAGCCCTTACAGCTGGAACAGGAATTACAATTGCTGGTAATGGAACTATTGCAAGTACAGTATCTGGCACAACAAATGCTAGCGATTTAACATCAGGAACACTACCCGACGCAAGATTCCCAGCAACATTGCCTGCAATTAGCGGAGCAAATCTTACTAATTTACCTGCTGCTGGTATTGCTAATGTTGTAGACGATACCTCTCCTCAACTTGGGGGAGACCTTGATGTAAATTCTAATGATATTTTAATGGGTACAGAGAGTCTTAAATTTGGTACAAGTAAATGGGAAATTGTAATAGATAATAGTACTAATACACTTGATTTTAAATACAATGGTACAGTTGTTTTTTCAATAGCAAGTAACGGTGCAGTAATATCTGCAAATAATATAACAGCATACGGTACTCCATAAACAGTGAGGGATTGAAATGGCAATAGCAGCAAGCGGCGCAGTATCATTTAGCGATCTTAGAACTGAATTTGTTGGTGGTTCATCAGCAATTAGCCTTGGCGATTTATATCGTGGTGGATCAAATATATTATCAAAAGCTGGAGATAATCCAGCAGTAAACTTAGCCGCAACAGTACCTACCTCTGGCGTAATTGATATACAAGATTTTTATAGTACAGCTAAAGGTTTTAAAAACACAGTAAGCAGTAGTACAACAAATGTTGATTCTAATGCTTTATTTGGTGATGATTACGATGTTAATTACCCAAAAATAATTGATATTAATGCTGGCGTTACTATTGGAGGAAACGGAGATGAGGCTTTAGATATTCCATCAGGATTAGCTGGCACGCTCATAATTAATAATGCTGGTAATATTTATGGTTATGGCGGTGCTGCAAGTGGTGGCGCTGGTGGTAATGCAATTAATTGTGCAACAGCAAATGTAACTATAAATAACACTGGTGAAATTCGTGCTGGAGGCGGCGGTGGCGGTCAAGGCGGGGCTGGCGGCTCTGGTGAGGTAAATAACACAGCAGCTTGGTCAGGCAGAGAACCTGCTGCAAACTGGACTAATGGGTCAGCTTCACTTGGTTATTATTATAATAGCGCTTCTTATTATTTTTATTATAATGGAACTACTTGGAGTTATATTTATTGGGCTACTAATATCGGTAATGCTGGCGGTTTTCCTTCTTATATAAGAATTGGAAATAACGAATATCACAGAGGCCCACACCGTGGCAGTAATAAATATGAAATATATCGTCAAGCAAAAACAACTACTTCAGCTGGAACTGGAGGCGCTGGTGGTGTAGGCCAAGGTTATAACCAAACAAACGCATCAGGTTCAAGCGGAAGTGCTGGCGGCACAGGGGCTGGCACTGGCGGCAATGGTGGATCAGGATCAGCTTACGCTGTAGCAGGCGTAGCAGGATCAACTGGAGCAAATGGAAATTCATATAGTAGTGGTACAGGAAGTGCGGGGTCGGCAGGTGGCGCAGCTGGCGCTGCTGTCGCTGGTACGAGTGTAACTATGAATAATAGTGGAACAATTAATGGAGCAGTAGCATGACTGATTATAATATTGAAAAAATTGAAAATGGAATTGCTACAGTTCGTTATGCTGACAACAGTTGGGCTGAGTTAATTCTTTCAAGTAATATGACAGAAACTGATCTTGATGATTTAGCGCACCAGTATGCACCAAAACAAGGAGTCGCACCAAGTTTTGCAACGGTTGGTTTTAAATCTACAGCAAGTGCAAAGTCTATTAGCGAACCAACAAATCCTAAATGGTTTGATGAAAGAGTAGGAGCTTACGGACCACTTAATGATCAAATTGAGTATATAACAGAAAATGGTCTTGAAGCATGGCAAGCTAAAGTTGCTGAAATTAAAGCAGCTAACCCAAAGACAGATGAATAACAGGAGTTATAGATGGCATACATAGGTAAAACGCCTTCACAAGCGGTAAGAAACAAATATTCTTTTACTGCTAGCGGCGGTGAAACATCTATCAGCAGCAGTCAAATAAGTGGTTTTACGTTTTCTGACGGAGCTTATGTTGATGTATATCTTAATGGTGTGCTATTAGTTGCTGGTACTGATTATAATACTAACACTGCAAATACAATTGCTGGTCTTTCTGCATTAGTTGCTTCAGATGTTGTAGATATAGTTGTATACGATACTTTTTCTGTATTTGGAGGAACTTTTAACGGTACTATTTCTCCTACAGGACTTAATGTAGGAAACAGCACTGCAGTATCTTCTATTAAAGATGAAGATAATATGGCTTCTAATAGTGCTACTTCACTTGCTACACAACAATCTATTAAAGCTTATGTAGACACACAAGTTGCTACAGTACCTACAGGCGATATTACTGCTGTTACTGCAGGAACAGGACTAACTGGTGGTGGCACTAGTGGCGCAGTTACATTAGACGTTGTAGGCGGTACAGGAATTACTGCTAATGCTAACGATATAGCAATAGACGCTACAGTAGCTACTTTAACAGGCACGCAAACACTTACTAATAAATCTATTGATGCGGCACAATTAACAGGTACAGTAGCAGACGCAAGGTTCCCGGCTACACTTCCAGCAGTAAGCGGTGCTAATCTTACTAATTTACCAGCAGCTTCAATTGGAGGTGCTGTTAGTTCTGATTTAACTTTTGTTGATAATAGAAAAGCTGTTTTTGGTACGGGGTCTGACCTGCAAATTTATCACTCTGGAAGCGGCTCAAGTATTGATGATGTTGGCACTG